TCAGCGCCGCTCGATGATTTCGAGCGCCCGTTCCTGGTGGTGCGGGCTGTGATGCCAATAGTGTTTGCGGATGGTTTCAGGGGACGTGTTGAAGTATTCGGCGGCGTCCTCGACCCCGAGGCCCTTCATCACCGCCCAAGTGATTGCAGTGTGTTTGAGAACATGCGGGGTGACGCCTTCCAGCCCCGCCCGCTCGGCAGCGCGCCGGATGCCGGTCTTGACGCTCTCAACGGATTTTCCCCGATAGGTCACGACATTCGCGCCCCGGTAGCATTTCCAGCGCCGCAGATGCCCCCAGAGCTGGCGCGGAATGCGGATGCTGCCCCGGCGCTTATTCGTCTCCTGCTCGCCATCGGCGCGAAAGCGAATCGTCCCCTTCTCGAGGTCGACCCGGGTCCAGGAAAGCTCGAGGATCGCCGTCGCCCGGCGCCCGGTGTAGAGGGACAGCAGAATGAACCTGCGGACGTGGGGCTCGGCGTTCCAGACCAGTCTCGCCGCTTCCGACCGGGTCAGCCAGCGGTCCCGCACCTCACCTGCCTCCGGGAGCGTCACCGCAATCGGATGGATCAGCAGGCCTTCGGAATGGGCATGGTTGAGCGCAGCCTGCAGAACCCCAAGCTCGCGACGCACCGTCGAGGCGCTGGCCGTGCGCAAGCGCGAGATCGTCTTTCCGGTCTTCGTCGTCATCTCCGACAGGCGGGGCTTCCCGCGCTCACGCTGATAGCGACGGCAGGTCGAGCCCTTCACCGCATCGCAAGTCAGGTTGCCCCAGAACGGGACAAGGGCTTGGATCGAATAAATGAGCGTCTTGACCGCAGCCACAGTCGCCCCCTTGTCATCAGCATATCGCGCCAGAACCTCCCCCACGGTCAGCTCCCCCGGGTGAGCCGGCCCGCGCCGGGCTGAGACTTGCTTTCGCGCGACGTATTCGGCGAGTGCGTTTTCAGCCTCCGCAAGCTCGCGAGGGCCAAATCCTGTCCGCTTCTGGGTGCTTCCGTCACGAATGACCCATTGCTGTTCGTCGTCTCGGAAGTAGAGGCGAGCGGGCTTTCGGTGTCGGGGCATGCAAGGAACTCCTTCAACGCCTGTTCGTTCGTGTAAAACCGCTTGCCGATCCTCTTTGCCCACAGTTTCCCGTTGCGGCGCGCCTTGTGGAGCGCCGTCGCGGGGATGCCATTATGAAGCTCGGAAGCGGCTTCCTCTATGGTCATCAGGCGAAAGTCCATCAGTCTAAGCCTTTACTTCACATGCCTTTTGAGGTCGAAAACCTGACCACGTTCGAGGTGAGCGAGGTGCCGGAGGCGCGACGAATGCGCGCCTCCAGATCGGCAATGGCCGCGGCCATCTGGGCATCGTTCTTGAACTCGATCCGTTCGTCTCCCAGCTGGAGAGCAGAGACCCCACGGCCTCGTTCCATCACCAGCCTGTCGCGCAGCTCGATCAGTTCGGACAGATCAACGGCCATCACACACCCTCGTTCTTCTGCCAGCCGCGGAAGTCGAGCCAGCCGGCACCGAAGTCGAGGCGCACCTTGAACTGGACACCATCGACCTCGAAGCCGGTGCGCGTTTCGACCTGCGGGCCCGGCGCGCCTTCAAGGTAGGCATATTCAAGCCCGTCGATCGTGGCGGGGTCGGCCGCGAGATACCATTCCGTGCCATTCAGACGCGGCTCGACGATCAGCGACAGGTTGCCGAAGGGGTTCACGTCCTCCGTCTTCGTCGCGTTGATCTGGGTCAGGATCTGCTCGGAGAGGGTCTCCAGCTCGGGGCCGACCAGCAGGAAGCGCGGCGTCGCGTTGATCAGGACGCCGAGCGGGGTGGTCTGACGGCGCATCGCCAAGCGGCGAGCCGAAAGCGTGGTGAGGTTCGGCGCCGCGCCAATCTCGGCGAGGTTGCCGCGGTCGGCGTGGAACACCGGCTTGCCATCCGACATGGCCGGGTTCTTCGTCACCATGCCGACGAGAATATCAGCCTGGAAAGCGCTGGCGGCAGTGCCGATCTTGTTCGGGATCGTGGTGAAGGCGCCGAGGTCATCGTTCACGATGGCCTGACGGGTAATCCCGAAGATCTTGCCGAAGGTCTCGATCTTGTAGCTCTCGGCGCTTTCGTCGATCGTGCTGCTCTTGAACTCGCCACCTTCCGGGACCTTTTCGAGCGTCGAGAACTCCCCCATGGCAATCGAGCTCTTGGCGCGGAAGTCGCGGGCGGAGGACTGACGCGCGAGCTGGCGGATACCCGAGGGCGCCGCCTCATAGGCGCGGCGCAACTCGCGGCCGACGGCATCGCCCAGGATCAGCGGGAAGTCAGAGGTGCCGTGCAGCCCGGGCATGGCGCGGGTCAGGATCGCGTCTTGCGACAGGCCGGTGGTCGCCTGACCAGAACGCTGCACCGACGCACGGGCGTGATCCATGATGCTCATATGCGCGAAATCCCGCGCGGCGCCGGAAAGATCGTGCTCGGGGTGAGACCGCGCAAACAGCGCCTCACCGGCACGGGCGGCGATCACGGCAGGGTCGGTGTTGTCGGTGCCGATCGTGGCACGGGTGGTGCGCGTGGCCTGGGCGGCCGACCGGCGCTGCATCTCATCGAGCGCGGCAATGCGAACGTCGTCGAGGCTCGCCTCGGCGTCGATCTGGGCATCCGCCCAAGCGCGCGTAAGGCCGGCAGTCTCGGCGATGGTGCGGATCGCGCCGTTGATCTCGGCGCGCGTCTGGGTGGTCTGTTCGAGGGCTTCGGGCATGGTGGTGTTCCCCTTGCGGAAATGGGCGCCGGCATCGGCCGGCACCGGGACAACGGACACCTCGATCGGCGTCCAGCGAATTGCGGCGCGGATGCGGTCGTTGCCGCGCCTCTCGTCTTTCCACTCGGCCACGCTGTAGCCGATGGACAGGCCGCGAAGGGTGCCGTCCGCAATATCGGTCAGCACCGCCTTGGCGGCATCGTTGCTGCGGAAGCGCATCCGCACCCACAGCCCTTCCGAGCGGATCTCGGCCGCCTCGACAACGCCGAGCTGGTCGCTGGTCGAGGCGGAGCGATGCGCATCGAGAACCGGGGTGCCGATCAGCCGCGACAGGTCGGCGCCGGCGAGGTCCAGCCGCTCGATGTAGCCCGGGCGGCGAACCTCGGCCCCGGTCGAGACAATCGCCTCGACGGTGCGGGCCTCGGTGTCGACGGTCGAGGCGGCGGGGGCAGCGGCGCGAAGGTGAAGCGTCATGCGGGCACCTCCGCGGTCTGCGGGCGCATCGCGTCGCGGGCGCGCTCCTCGTCCAGCTCGTCAATGTCGCGGCCACGGCCGGCCACGACCTCCTCGCGCGATTTCAGGCCGGCGGCGATCGCCGCCACATCGGCCGTCACCTCGTTCTGCGGATCGACCCAGGCCCAGCCCGGCGCCACGAAGCGCACCGCATGGTAATCGGCGAGGCTGGCGGGGTTGGCGGGAAGTTCCCCGGTAAGGGCGCGGACGTCGGTCCAGCGCTTCCACAGCGGGCGGAGGAACTGCGCCTCGATCAGGTTTTGCTGCATCGCCTCGGCGCGGCGGCGGAATTCCAGCATCCCGACGCGGGCCGAGCTGTAGTTCGCTTCGCCCAAATCGCCGGTCAGCGCCTCGAAGGTCAGGCCGACACCGGCCGCGATCTCGCGGTCCTGGGCGCGCAAGAACTCGATCGCCTGGGCGAGCCCCTGACCTGGCTGCGAGAAGGTCACATCCGCGCCGACCGGCAGAATGCGCATCGCGCCGGGTTCGAGGGCGACGTTCATCGTCCCGTCCTCTGCCGCGAAGCCCGCCGCGCCGCCCTCGGGGTCGCGGATGAAGCCGGTGATCAGCGAGGCAACCTTGAGCTGCATCAGCATGGCGTCCGAAGCCTCGTCGCGGTCGCGCAGCTTGAGCAGCACCGGCGTAAGCCAGCTCAGGCCGCGCACCTGGCCGGGGAACAGCGTGTCGAAGATGTGCAGCATGTCCTGCGCGGGAACCCGGACCGGGGCGCTGTAGGTGGCAAAGGGCGTTCCCGGGGCGTCGCGCAGAACATGATAGGCCACGACCTGATCGGCCGCGTCGAACTCGACCCCGGCGACGATCCGCGCCCCGTCGCCAAGGTCGCGGGTCAGGGACGGGTCAATCTGGTCAGAGGCCAGCAGCTTCGGGCGGAACGTGCCGCCCTCGCCAACGACAAGCTGAACGAAGGCCTCGCCGTCACGGACGATAGCGCGGGCGATCGGCTGCATGATGGGGCGGGTCAGCGCCTCGAAGGCTTCGGACAGGGCGCGGCGCTCGACCGGATCGGGGTGCTGCGGGCGCGCCTGCCAGCCCTTGCCGACCAGCGCCGAGGCCAGACACTCCACGATCCGGTTGCCAAGCGCGGTGTTGAGGTAGAGCGCGGCCGCCCGGCCCTTCGACGCCATCCGGGCGGCGAGGGTCTGCTGCTGAGGGGCCGTCAGTGTAGCAACCCCCTTCCAGCGATCCCCGCCGCCCCCCGCCTCGATGCCGGAGCGCTTGAACAGCCTCTCGATGATGTTGAAGAGGAAGGCCATTTCTTCCTCACTCGCCCTCGATATCGTCGGCAATCTTGAAGATCTGGCGGCCCTCGATCATGTAGCCTTCCGCCTTGGCGCGCTGGCGCAGGAGGCGATAGGCTTCGGGAATGGAGGCGAGCGCGATCCACGGGCCGCCGACGACGCGATCCTTCACGCGGCCGTCGCGCGTTTCGATGACGCGGCCGACCTTCGCGATCTCCGCCGCAATGGCGCTTTCGACCTCTTCGACAGAACCGTAACCGCACAGGATCATCGGTTGCCAGGTGATGCCCACCCACTCATCCTCAATGGCAGTCTGCAGAGCCAGGACGAAACGCGGCTTGGGCGGCAGGTCGCCTTCGATCTCGTCCAGGAACTTGTTGATCGCGGACTTGTGGGCGCGCATGAATTCACCCGTGAGGCTGACCGAACACCCCTGCGCCCCGATCATCTCGGCCAGCACCAGCGCGAGCGCGTGAAAGCCGGTGTAGCGGCGCTGCGTCGCGTCGCCGAACTCCTCTTCGTCATGCCACGGGGCATCTTTGCCCTTCTGAATGTTGCGGATCGCCTCCTTCGGGCGGTGGGTGATCTTCGACAGGGGATCAAGCCGAACGGTCGTGCTGGCCATGGAATAGGCTCCTAAAAGGGGTTTTTCTGAACCCACAATAACACTGAAACGGTTTTATGCAAACCCTGTTTGGTGAAACCACTTTTTGCCGCCACCCGCTCAGCGCCACCCGCCCCCGACCGGAAACCAGTTCAGCGCCCCGGCGTAACCGATCATGCGGCAGTCGTTCGGCCCCATGGGGATGCCCGGGGCGTCCTGAATGGTGATGGCGTAGCGCTCGACCCCCTCGGGCAGGGTCGGGCGAAAGTGCTGGCGCATCATCTCGGCGATTTCCTCGGCGCGCTCTTCGAAGCTCGGCGCGGGGCGGGCGAGCATGGGCGCGGGAAGGCCGATCAGGCCGAAGGCCGGTGCGGCGGCGAGGAAGCTGCGGCGTTTCATGCCCGGGCCTCCATCAGCTTGCAGGTCTGGCGCAGGGCCGAGCGGATATAGGAGCGGGCCTCGCGTTCGGTCCGGGTGTAGCCGGCCGGGCGCTCGGTCGCGTCGAGGGCAAGCGCGAGGCAATCGTGGATGACGTCCAGGCGGGCGGCAGGCAAGCCGGGGGCGGCTGCCGGAACATGGTTCGGCATCATGGGACTCCGTTGTCATGGCATGCGGTTTCTACTACACTGTATTCAAAAGCACAGACTGCATACCCTGTCAACGGTTTTGAATACCATGATAACACCTGAGCAATGTCGGATGGCACGGGCGGCGCTGCGCCTCGGGGTCAGAGAACTTGCAGACCTTTCCGGGGTCTCCACCATGACCATCAGTCGTTTCGAGAACGGGCAGTCAGGCGGGCAAGCCGAAACGCTCCGCAAGCTTCAGTCCGCCCTTGAAGCTGCCGGCGTCGAGTTTATCCCAGAGAACGGCGGTGGTGCCGGTGTTCGGTTGCGGCGAGAACGGAGCAAGATCTGAACTGATACCGCAATTGCTGTTGCGGAAGGCATTGGCGGTCTGTAATGGCGGGCCGGAGGCGCACGCGAGTGTTCACGGGAAATTACCAGCGGTGACGCACAAGGTGCTGGTCAAATCAGACACGCACGTGCTTTTCTGAAATACGAGCTAAGTAGCTGAACAGGGGAAAAGAATGACGCAACAAGACATGGCCGCCCTTGACTACCTCGTTGAGTGGGCACGCAAGGTGCGTATGACACCTGAGCAGACAACAGCTCAGCGCCGCAGTTTTGCCTATGGGAACACTGCAATAGAAAATCCCTACATCACCAAGCAAATGGTTGAAGAGGAAGCCACGCGGCTTGGTCTTTGATGCCGTCGGATGCGGAGTAGAAATCTTGTCTGATGAACGCCGGCATAGCCAAGCTGAAGAGGTTGGCGTTGTAGACGGAGAGGAAGCGCGCGCGCGTACGGAGGCGGCTAATGGTCTCCGGCAAGCAGAGCGTGTGATCGAAATGGTCATGTCCAGCTTGGAGCGCCATGCTTTCAAGCTGCGTCCTTCCACGATTTTGGATCTTCACCGTGAGGCCATTCAAGGCCTGAGCCCTTATGCAGGAAATTGGCGTCCTGGTGATGTCGCTATTAATCTTAGCTCTCACCTGCCGCCGCTTGCTGGCGCAGTGCCGTATCTTGTTGAAGAACTTTGCGATTACGTTAGCGAAAAATGGGACAAGAGGACGGCGATTCATTTGGCGTCGTTCGTCATGTGGCGCCTGAACTGGATCCACCCATTCACGGATGGGAATGGCAGAACCTCCCGTGCCGTATCCTATCTTGTTCTTTGTTGTCGATCCCGGGCGCTGCTTCCTGGGGCCAACACAATACCAGAACAAGTTGTCCGGGATAGGGCGCCTTATTACTCTGCACTTGAGGCGGCGGACGCACGGCTTCGTCAGTGGAAGAGCGCGCAGGGCGACGGTTTCCCCGACGATATTGTCAGAGAAATGGAAGAGCTAATGGCTGGTATGCTGGCCCGGCAGCTTAGAGACGTGTTTGACGAAGCTAAAGGAGATCTGCCCGGGTAGATTCCTTCAAGTTTACGTCCTCGCTTCACCTCCTCCGCATCCAGTCCGACTGCAGCACCGGCCCCTTGCGGGCGGCCGGCGTCGCCTCGGCCCGGGCCAGCTCCTCGCGCCGCACCTCGGGGTTGATGTTCACCATCTGCCGCGCGGCGAAGGCGTAGACGGCGCAATCCAGCGCCTCGGCCCGGCGCCCGGGGATGCGCTCGAAGTTGCGCAGCGGCTGGCCGCGGGAATAGCGCACCACCGCCCGTTCCGAGGCGACCTGCTCATACCAGACTGCGGGCAGATCCTGCGAGAACCGGACCTGGCCCGGGCGCGGCAGGCGGGCGAAGAGCTGTGTCTTGACCGTGTCCACGCCGACGATCCACAGCCGGGCGCCGGTCTTCGTCTTCGAGCCGGCCCGCTCGATCACCGGGCGGTTGCCCGACGCGCCCTTGATCGCGAAGACCTTGCGCGCGGTGCGGGGGCGGCAGAAGCCGGTGACCATGTTCATCGAGGTGCCGTCGCCCGCGTCGATCGCGGTGGCGTCGATCGCCATCTTGCCGCCGAGGGCGTGCGGGAAGCGCTCGCGCAAGAGGGCATCGAGTTCTGCCCAGGTCTCTTCCGCGTCGAACGGGCCCCAGATCACGCGATGGCCGAGCACCAGCATGGCGCCGCTTTCGGTCCAGCCGACATAGGTCAGTTCCAGCCGGTCGTGCTGCACGTCGCAACCCAGGGTGAGCGCCAGCACCTCGGCCGGGATCTGTGCCAGGCCGAAGGGCTCGGCCCGCGCCGCCATGCTGTCCTCGTCGAGCTCGTCGCCTTCCGAGCGCCAGCCCTGGCCGAGGATCGTGTTCACGAAGGTCTGCAACAAGGTGGGATCGTCCTTCGAGGCAATGAACTCGACCGCCAGCTTGCCCCATGCCGCGTTCGCGTGAAGGCTGATCAGCGCATTCATGCGAAAGCCCGCGTGGCCCTCGACCTCGGGGCGGGTGATGCGCCAGCGGCCGGCCTCGATCATCGCGGGCTTGTGGCGCTCGCTCACCTCGGCCGCGCAATGCGGGCAGCACCAGAACGCCGCCTCGGGCCGCCCCTCGGGCCAGCTGATCTGCGCCCACGCGATTTCCGTGAAGGTGCCGCAGTGCGGGCACGGCACCTCGAAGACGCGCTGATCCGACTGGGCGTAGGCGCGCAGGACGTGGCTCGTTTCCTCGTGCACCGGCGTCGAACCGAGGATGATCTTGCGATCGGGGAAGGACAGGGTGCGGCGCTCGGCCAGCAGCAGCGGCGAGCCTTCGGGCGTGGGGGCCATGCCGTCCACTTCGTCCATCAGCAGGAAGCGGACGTTGTGCCGGCGCAGGTTGCGCGGCGCCTTCGCGGCAACCACCTTGAGCGAGCCGCCCGGGAAGCGGCGCGACAGGAGGGTGTTGCGGCCGGCCTCGTCCTGCTCGGTCCCGAGGGCGCTGGCCACGGCCGGGGAGGCCGCGAAGATCGGCTCGATATCCGACACCACGTAATCGCGGCAGTCGCTCTCGGCCGGCAGCAGGCAGAGGATGGACGCCGGGTCGTTCGCCACGAAGCTCGCCACGGCCGAGGACAGGAGCGTGGTGAAACCGACGCGCACCGGCTTGACCAGGGTGACGCGCTCGATCAGCGGATCGCCGATCGCGTCGGCAATCTCGCGCTGGAAGGGCCAGAGGCGGACGGGGCCGGGCTGGCTAGAGACCCCCTCGGGCAGGCGAACCTCGCGCTCGATCCAGTCAGAGAGGCGCAGCCGCGGCGGGGGCGTCAGCGAGGCGAGCGCGGTGGCGCAGAGTTCGTCAATCGTGGGCATGGGCAAGTTCCTCCAGGGGGGTGCGCAGTTCGCGGTCAATCGTCTCGACCTCGGCCGCATCGAGGTGGGGCAGCGCCGAGCGGACCCGCGAGGGCACGGCGAGGATGCGCGATCGCACCTGGCGCAGGATCTCGGTCCAGCCGCGCAGCACCTCGGCGGCCTCGACCAGCTCGCCCCGGGCCACGGCGTTGCGGCGCGCGGCCTCGTCGGCCTTCTCGCGGGCAAGGCGGGCGCGGGCGGCGGTCAGGCTCTCGGCCTGTTCCTCGTTGCCCCACCGTGCCGCCGTGCTGCGAAGATGCGCGGCATAGGCCCGGACCGTGGCGCGCAGGTCGTAGCTGTCATGCGCGAGGTGAACCGCGATGCCGCGCTTCTTGAGGTCGGTCAGGGTGGCGGGCGAAATATCGAGAAGGTCGCACAGGTCGGCGCCGCCGATCCGCTGGACCGCGCGCCCGCCGAGCTCGAACTCGTCCAGGATCTTCATAAATTTAACCCTTTGATTTTATTGTGCATAGGCTGAAACGTCGGGGTGCGAATTACCCGCGGCGCGAGGGTGCGGAAGGACCCGCGCGGGCTGGCGGGGGCCTCGATCGCGGCGGCGCAGTTGGTCCGCCAGCTGACCGATGTGCTGCCATCCGTCATCGGGCGGGATCTGCGCAGAGGCCGTCACGGCTCCGTCGTCGCTCGTGTGTGTGCTGTCTCTCATCTCTTAACCTTTCCTGTTCTGCTCGATGGTGAGGCCATTGTGACGGGCATAGGGCGACCAGCCCGAGGCATTGCCTCAGGTTGGTCCCTATCCCGCCGCGTGAAGTCCTGCTCGACGGAGCCGGCCACCGCTTAGGGCGCCCGAGGTCGTTTGACCCCGCCTCGGGCTTGCTCGCGACTTGAAGGCGCCGGGTCTGGCACCTGATCCCCCGCTTCGAGCTTTCGGGCTGCGGTTGGCCTATGGGATCGCCCCGTGGCAGGCCTTGATGTGTCGAACGCCACCGTCTGAACCGTCCGAGCGACACATGGTCTCGTGTCAGGCGCCGGTGCCCTCCTCGTCCTCCTCGATCGGGTTCCAGTCGTCATCGTCTTCGGGGCGCTGCTCGCGGTAGAGGTCGGCAACCATGCGCTGCATGATGCCGAGCTGCTTGGCCGAGGGCGCCCAGTCCTTGCGCCGGGCTTGCCGGGCGATGCTGAGTGCGAAGTTCCGGGCCCACCCCTCGGGGGCGCGACGGATCACCGCCTTCCAGCTCCAGAGCAGTTCTTCGAGGCTCGGCGCATTCGGGGAAATCTGGCTGTGCATCGTCATGGTCAGAACTCGACCTCGCTGATGTGAAACCAAAACTTCGCCTGATCCTGCGGGGTCATCGCCTCGAAGGCGGCGAGGGCGTAGGCCTTCAGCTCGTCAACGCTCGCGGCCTCGGCCCAGCTGCGGGCGGCGCGCATGGCATCCTTGCCGTGGAGTTGCTGCCGATCGGTCATGCGCGGCCCCTCCCGTTCACCTGGGCGAGGAAGGCGCGGCGGTCCTCCGGGCTGAAGCTCTTCCAGATCGCCCAGAACAGGCGCTTGCGGGCGTTGCGGGCAAGTGCGAGCCCGCGCAGCCGGTCGAGCCCCGCGGCGACATAGGCCGCGAGTTCGTTGACCGGGGCGCTTTCCGCCCAGATCATCGCTTCGCCCGCCGTGGTGCCGAAGGGGGCGCCGAGCGCAGGCCCGCCCGTGCTCAGCGTGTCGAGGTATCCCGCGCAGACCTGGGCCGCGTCCTCGGGGTGGCAGTGGTCGAGCGCGAACCAGACGGCCCTTGCCCATTCGGCACGCAGCCGATAGCCTTCCCCCTTGAAGCGAGCCGCTTCGAAGTCTGCCCCGGTCGCGCCCGCCAGCGCGCCGGGGTTTTCCGTTTCAGAGACCCGGAACCGTTCCTGAACGCTCAT